TTCGCTAATTTTTTTATTAGCAAACTTAAATAATTCTATCCTTTCTGTATTATATATCTTAATATGAGATATAACATCATTATAATTATACCATTTTATTGCTCTTATTTCTCTTATTTGTTCAACACATTCATTATCAATTTTAATTGAAACATCAGCATTATTACATTTAGCAATATAATATAAATGTTTATACATAATTCCATTTGTTCCAAAAAATATTTCTTCAAATGGAATTATATTTACAATTATTTCTAAATCTTCTTTTTTTATTCTCGTTTCTTCATAAAACTCTCTTATCGCACAATCTAAATCATTTTCACGCATTTTTCTTCGTCCTTTTGGAAATCCCCATTCTTGTTCATTATAAACACTTTTAATTGATGTTATATAATTACGCAAAAAATTATTATCATTTAAAATAGAAAACTTAATTTTTGAATTAATAAACTCCCTATTATTTTTATTACACATCATATCGGGTTGATGCCATACATAATTCCATATATCTTCAAACTTATTTGTTATAATCATATTTCTTTCTGCAATAGTCATATTTATCAACAGTTTTTTTATATATTCCAAATTATTTATTTCATATTTACCTCTAATAAACTCCATAAATGATAAACTATCTTTGCGTTGAATCATTAAATATTTAATTTCTCCATTTTCTATTTTATAGCAAATAATTCCAAAACTAATAATTGGATGAGGACAATTTTTATAAATATGTCCGTTTAATCCACAATTTCTACAGCATTGTGTTCTAAATACATTTTTATCTATATATTTATTTTTCATAAAAAATAATCACCATTAATATAAAATATTAATAATTTCTTAAATATTTATAATTCGGCATAATATTGATTTCCTTGAAATGCTTCTACGCCATTTCCTCCTATATTAGCACCTTGTATTTCTTCTTTTTTTGGTTCTTGTTTTTTTGGTTCTTCTTTTATTGTTGGTTGTTTAAAATTGGTTATTATTTCTTCTGTATTAAAATCTTCAGAAACAATCATTTTTGATGCTCCTGCTGGTTGAACTATTTCTTTTTTCTCTTCTTTATCTAAGGTTTGAAACTTTTCTAAGGTTTCAGTTGTTTCAATCATTGCTTTTGCATATTCATTTGAATGGTGAGCGGACATTTTATTATGATCTTCCGACATATCAACTTTATTGATGGCTGTGTTATAAGTAAATAATGATGTAAATGATATTATTATTATAAATATACAATAAATCATTATAAATGCAGCAATTATCCAAGCATACGCCCAGCACCACCAGCGTTCTTTTTTATTTCCACCGGTTACCATACAAGTTATTTCAAATAAAATTAAAAATATTGAAGGTATTAAAGTTAATATAACGAAAAACACTAATAAAAGTTTATTGCCAATAGTCATATCAGTACGAGTTAATAAAATAGTTATACATATAGCAACAATAGCCGCCATAATTGCATAAGCGGTGAATTGTGATTGTGTTGAACCTACGAATATATCAAAAAAACCCATTATAATAATTATTTATTGTTCTATTAGAAAATAAGAATAAAAAAATATTTAAAAAATGAATAATTATTATTATTAATTGTCTTAATACAAAAAATATATGGGTATTCCTTATTATTTCTATTCACTAACCAAAAAATATAAAGGTATTATTATTGATAAGCTTCCAGATAATATTCATATTTATGCAATTGATTTTAATGGTATTATACATCCAGAAGCAGCAAAAGAAACTAATACAGATAAATTATATGAAAATCTATGGGTTAAAATTAATGGCTATAATAATACTTATAAACCAGATAAATTATTGATTTGTATTGACGGTGTTGCTCCTGTTGCTAAAATTATTCAACAACGCAAAAGACGATATTTAACTATTTATAAAAATAAAATTGATAAAACTAATGTTAAATGGGATACTAATGCTATTTCTACAGGTACAGTATTTATGAATAATTTAGATTCATTTATTCAAAATAAAATAAATGATGAAACAAAAACAACTTTTATTTTAGACGGGAGTACAAATGCAGGCGAAGGAGAACATAAGATTTTCAATTATTTTAAAAATAATGATACTAATAATTTACCAATAGTTATTAATGGTTTAGATGCAGATTTAATTATTTTATCATTAATTTCAGGCATCAATAATATTTATCTTATGCGAGAAAATAATCATAATACTATTTATGTAAGTATTGACACCTTAAAACAAGCGTTATTAGATGAATTGCGTCCTAAATGGGTCAATTTAGATAATACTGAAATAATTGAAAGTTATTGTGTTATGTGTTCTATTTTAGGAAATGATTTTATACCGCATATTTCAACCTTAAATATGAAAAATAATGGTTTGAATAATTTAATTGATATTACAACTAAAGCGATAAATAGCAAAGGTGGCTTAATTAGCAACAATTCTATTAATCAAAATTGTTTAAGTTATATATTTACATTAATTTCAGATACAGAAGATATTGATATTATTAAAGAAGTTGCAAAGTTTAAAGAACGAAAACCAACCGATTTTACTTTGCAAAGTCAAGAATATGGCATTAAACATAAAGATAAATTAATTGACGATATTTATAATAATAACAATAAATGGCGTTATTATTATTATAAATCTCTATTTGACATTAATATTAATTATGATAGTTCAATTATTTCATCTGTTGTTAATAATTATATTACTGGTATCTATTGGACTTATAATTATTATAAAAAAGCAGATTTAGATTATAAATGGTTTTATCCATATAACTTTCCACCAACTGCTAAAGATATTAGCAATTATCTTACTGTTTCTAAAATTAATCAAATTAATAATAATGGCTCGTTTTTACATCCAAATATACAATTATTATTAATATTACCCGTTCAAAGTAATCATTTATTAGATTTTAATCAAGATTTAAAAGAATATACAACTGATATTACTAAGGGTTTAAAACATTTATTTCCTATTGAGTTTAAAATACAAACATTTCTTAAAACTCATCTTCACGAATGTTATCCAATTTTACCTAATATTAGTATTGATAAAATTACAAAAATAAATAATATATAAATCATTTAACTCATTTATATATATAATAATTAAACTTGACATTAATAAATAATACCCATTATACTTTTTTTGAGGTTCTTAATTATAAACCTATTATTAGATTATAAAATTATTCTTAAATAATTTTTTCTTTTTATAAATTGGTTAAAATACGATTATATAAATAATCAACGATGTTTTCCCATTTATAATTTGTTAATATATGTTGTCGTCCTTTATATCCGTGTTTTTCCATCAATTCAGGATTGCTAAAATACTTCCAAAATGCTTCTGCATAATCGTGCGGGTCTGTCAATTCAGCTATTCCTCCTATTCCATTTGATTTATTATCAAGATAAATATTTATTTTAGGTTGTACCAATAATGCAATATTATCATTTAAAAACTCTCGCATACCACCGATATATGCAGATACTTGTGCTTTTCCTAATGCTAAACCTTCAAACCCACATAAACCAAAACCTTCACCATCAGCGGTATTTAATCCTACGTCGCAAGCATTATATAAAATATTAATATCTCTATCTGATAATTGTTGCGGAGCTTGTATGGTAGTTATTGTATTCATTACATATTCTAATGGAACATCTCGGAACTTTACTTCACTTTCAATTACATTTCCTAAATCCCAATAACCATCAACCATTGTTCCAATCACTAATCTAATTGGTCTTGATGTATGTTTATTAATTTTGCAATCGTTTTTTGTTAGTTTTTTCGTAACATTAACATTATAATGTCTTTCTACAAACTCTATCCAAGCAATTATTGTCGTATCCCATCTCTTTCTTGGCTGATTTCTATTTAGATTTAATACAATAAAATCAGCATCATTATAATTATAATATAAACGAGCTATTGATTGATTTATAGGATAATATAATTTATGGTCAAAACCGTGTGGAAAAACATAAATAGGCATTGTTTTTTTAATACCTAATTTATATGCAATATCTTTCCAATAAGGAGTAAAAGCAATAATCGCATCATAGAATGTATTTAATAATTGTATATAATCATTTTTTTGATATTTATATACTTGATCCATATATGAAACCAGTTTAAACTTATTTTTTTGATTTCCACATTCGTTCATAATTGTTGCTGTTAAACTTGTAGTTATCATTGCGTCATTGAAAATAATTATGATATCTTGTGGATGTTGTTTTAAATAATTTCCAATTTCTTTTTCTCCAAATCCTGAACGTTTAGGGTCTTCGGTTGCATATGCGTCGTGAATAATTACATTTTTTGGTATATCTCCCCTTATTATTTCTTGTCCTCCTAAATTATTAAAGTTTTGAAAACCATATATCGTTAATTCAATATCTTTATATTTCGCTAAGTATTTACCTATATAATACATAACACGACTATAACCATTTGATTGAATTGGATGTGTTCCACACCACATTATACGTTTTTTTCCATTTTTGCTTGGATACCACCAATTTAAATTATTATCATTCATCAGTTAATTGTTTTTATATCAAAATCTTTAAATAAAAAATAATTTAAAGATTTTTATATATATATATTAATGGAACTTTTCAACTTTCATTTTAATAATCTCAAAATTAAGCAATTAGATTATAATCAATTTTCTGATACTTATAATTGTCCTTCTGGCATTAAAAATCATATTTATTATCCTTCATTTAAAAGATTTTTTCAAAATATGATTAATGATATTAAGGGAAATCAATTATTAATAATTGAAACAGGTTGTACTTCTTTTAATGACGATGATGAAAATGACATTCAAAGTACTGTTTTATTTAATAATCTTGTTAGTAAATATGGTGGTATTTTCTTTACTTGCGATAAAAATAAAAATAAGATTGATAATATAACTAAAAAAATCATATCTCATAATATTCGTCCTATTAATATGGATAGTGTCCTTTTTTTCGATAGTTTAATTGTTAATTTAAAAAATAATGATAAATTGAAACGAGTTATTATTCATATTTATTTAAATAATTATGATAAAAATAAATCTTATGTCCAAAATGCAAATCAATGTATAAATGAATATATAACTATTCAACCTTATTTAACTAAAGGTTCGCAGATTATTATTAATACTTATAATGATGACAATTTTACATCATTAATAAAAAAAGAACTTCCAAATGATAAATTGATAATTGATAAAGAACATTTATTATATTTATTTTAATTATTTATGAAAAATATTTTAAAAAATAAAACCATTTAAACTCAGAATATTGGATTGTATTATTATCATTTTCACCTCGAATTAACTTAAATAAATGCGGATATTTTAAATATAACGATACATATAATGTTTGGTCTTTACCAATAAATAAATTATTTTTTATATAATATGACATTATTTCATTATAATATAAATCTATCATTTTTCTCATATTTTTTTCATTTCCAATAAAAAATGTTCCAGCAATTATATTTGATATTGTTCTATATTTATTATCATATGGATATTTAAAATCATCATTTGAAAAATTATAATCAACATTGATCATATATATCTTATCTTCAATCATTTTTGTTGGATTTGGAAAAGTTTCAATATATTTCTTTATATATATCTCATTTCGAACACATCCAATATCACACCAACAAAAATTATTAGTTTTAAATGGATTTATATTCATTCCTCGTTCAACTAATTTTAATTTTTCATTCCATATCATATATAAATCAATATTATGATAACTTTTTTCGTGATCTCTTATATAATCTTTTTTTAAATATTCTAAATGGTTTTTATACATATACAAATCTTCAATTTTAATTAATATTATAAATGTTTTGTCTTCGTAATTTTCTCTAAGTTTTTTTATCAATTGATAATATTCAATTGATGTAAATATAATTACATTTTTATTTAAGTTTAATAAAAAATTACTAATCCATTTAACATAATCACTATTATATTTATTTTTTTCAATCTTTATAAATCCAGTTATTAAGGTAATATCATCCATAATTAATAGTAATTATAACTTTTTTTTATATCTTTATTTTTTTATTGATGAACGTGTTACTCTTCTTGGTATATCTGATTGCACAACAGGAGCTTTGGGAGTTTTGGGAGCAGAAACAGGTACTTTTTTAATAGTTGGTCTTGCTTTTTTAGTTAATAATTTATACTTTTCTAAATCTTTTATAAGCATATCATTTTTATAAGACATAACTGCTTTTGTTGAATCTCCTAACCTTTTTTTAAATAATTCTAAATAGTTTCGAATTATTATACTTTGAGATTTTGAACTATCATAATTGCTATAATTAGATATATTTTTATTTAAACTTTCATTATAAATATTGACCTTAAAATAAGCAATATCATTTATAATTTTTTTAATTTTATCTTTATTATTAATACGAGAGCTATCAATTATATTTAGATGTTTAACTAAATAAATACATATTACTATATCATATATATTAAATATTATCTTATTTTTTAATTTATATAAAATAATATTAAAATAACTTTTAATTGTATTATCAATATTTTGATTATCTTGAATATAACTTAATAATTCTAAATAATCTGTATCATTAATTTGTATAGCTGGTAAATTTCTGGATGATACTATTGCTCTTCGATTTAATCCACAAATTGTATTATATCGTTTAATATCCTTTTTATATTTACCAGATAATATTCTTCTTATTGCCATATCAGGATTTGTATATATTTTTTCTAAATCTTCTTTTAAAAAATATAAACTTGCAACTGGAATATTATCACCATATTGCGTAACATATTCGTTATGAAAATCTTCGTTCTGTAATACAACATCTAATAATGCAACAAGTAATTTTGTTGTAGTTATTTTTCCAGATGCATCAGTTTTTTTAATAGTTGTGGTATAATCAATTGAATATACATCTACTGGAAATATTTTACTCTGTTTAATTTCTCGTGTTCTAAAATATTGATTGTTATCTTCATCGTCTGATTTTAATATAATTTCATATGTATCATTACCGTCTTTAAATATTATAGGAGTATTATAATCTTTTGCAACTTCTTCTAATCCATTTGTTATTTGATTATATTCAATTGTTTTTATTTTAAATAATTCTAAATAATTTTCTTGTAAATAATTTCTTAATTTAACAATATGTTTTGCTATTATTTGAATAATATCTTTTTTATTTTGTTCATCCGATTTTGTTCGTATTTCAGCATCAGTTGTTAATTCTTTAATATTTTTTATATATAATTTTACATCAATATCTTTTGTTGATGATATATTAAAATCAAATCTACGCATTGCATCACCACCTGCTACAAATAAAATTACTCCATATTTTTCTAAATCTTCATTTATTTCTTTAATAAATGAATTAATAGCAGGTCTAAATAATAACATAAACCATCTTTCAATATAATCAATAAACTCGTCATACATATTTGTTGAATATTTTAATATGTGTTTTTCTATTTTTTGTTTAAAATATGAATTATAAAAATTAGAACCTTGAAATAATTCATTATATGTATCTAAAAGTTTATTATAATCTCTTTTAATTTCTTCCTTATCATTTTTTAAATAATGTGTCATATAAATATTTTGTCTATATTCATCAACATCCAATCCTAATGTTTGTATTTTATTAGTAGTATTTATATATGAATATGTTAATAAACCCAATGGACTTAATTTATTTAATTTTTGAATAATCGTAGGATAATTATCGCTACTATCGTATTGAACTCTATTTATTACTAAATATTCTGATTTAAACTTATTGATATCAAGATTTTTTCTTGATTCAAATAATTCTAATATAATTTCTACTATTATTTTATTTTTCAAATTTTGTTTATTTTCTTTTATTTTAGAAATAGATAATACATTTGCTTCTCTGTGTTTAAATTGTAATAATTCTCCAACTAATAATTTTTTAGCTTTATTATATTTATGATGTTTAGGTTTTCTTGCACCTCCTTGAATAATTATATCTTCTAAAATAAGTTTTATATTATATGTCTTCTTTTTTGTATTTGTATTTGTATCTTCAAAATCATCATTATCATATGTAAAATTGGTTAATTCAATTTGCGAAATAACATTTTGTGATTCCAATAATGATTGCAATTCTTTAATAATATTTAATAATTTTATTGTTTTTGCTTGCATATCATCTTCATCTCGATATATATAACGAATATCATAATTAGTTATTTTTGTGCTTATTATTTTTTCGTATGTTAAGTTTATTAAACGACTAAAAAATGACCACGACAATGAACCTCCTACCCAATAAAGATGTTCGTCCTTATTTTCATCTTCGTGTTCTACTATTATTAGCTTTTTAGCAATCCAATTATTTATAGTTTCTTGTGGATTACTTGGGTTTAAAACAAAGTTTTGTAAAAAATCAGATAATAATGTTATATTGTCAAAAACATCTTTTTTATATTTATTTGCATTTTTTTCTAAATCTATACAAACAGAATCAGGCATATTTTTATTCTATATATATAAAATTATTTAATTTAATGTTATTATTTATATAATAATTCTTATTTGGCATTATTATTTTATTATTATTTTTATTATTTAAATATGCTCCCCACCACGCTAAATAAGAATTATTACATATTATATATGATACAAATTGCATTAATATTAAATGAATACATTTATTGTCATTTTCGACAAAATAAAAGTTCTTATTTATTGAATATTGATTTTTACACCATTCATAATCACTTGTTAATATTATTATATTTTTATCTTTTCCATTTAACATTTCATATGCAATATTATAATAAATAATGTCAATATTATCTGTATCATTATAATCAGGTTTTTTCATAATTAATATTATATATTTATCATTGTCATTGTCATTATCATTAAAATAGTTTTTGATATTTTTAAAAATGTTTATTGCTTCTTTATGATATTCGTTATTATTTAATAAATCACTTATAAATTGTCTTGTATTTTCGGTATAAAAATTATTATTAATAAAACTACCAATTATATATAAATTATTATTGTTATAAGGTATTTCTGTTTTGTTATTTTTATCTTCTAAATGCATATTGAAATGTATTATATTAAACTCATTTACTGGAATTATTTTAATTTTATTTTTAATAATTATTTTAATATCTTGATTAATATTTTCAGAATCACACAAAATCATTTCTGTATTATATTTAATTGAATAATTGTATATATTGGCTATTTGAAATAATTGTTCGGCAATATTACCTTTTATATTACAAGACACAATATGATGCATTTATTTTTATTATTATTTTTATATTTTTATATAATAAATGGCAAATATAATTGAAAATGATTATGATTATAAAGTAATAACTATTGATAGTGATTGTGCTACATTTTACAGTTCAACTACTTGTGATTTTTATATTAATTTAGATGAACCCTTAAGAAATGTTTATAAGATTAATATTATTGTCGTTTTATTAAACATTTTAAATAATTCGCCTTTAAACATTACATTAGATTCTATTTATGTTAATTTAAATAACTATAATAGACTCATTGGTAAAAATAAAACAGCATTTAATAATACTAAATATAATATTAATGCTTTTGATTCAATTATTATTGAAAATGCTATAACTACTACTGGTGGCAATACCACGCTTAAAAATGATTATAACAACACAGATACAATTTATTATCTTAATCCATTAGAACCTCAATTAACACGTTTTAATATTAGATTATTTGATAAAAATAATGTTATTATTAATAAATCAGATATTAGTCGTTTTGTCCTTAAAATTGGTGTTTATTATAATAACAAAAAAACTACACGTATTTAATCATAAAATCTTGATTTACGCATTTTTTTAATATTTATTTTTTTAATATTTTCATTTTTGATTTTATCATCACTATTGCTACTATCATTATCATCACTACTATCTGATTTTATTTCTAAAACCTTATTTGTTTTTTTCTTTTTATTATTATTATTATTATTAAATAATTTAGTATTTATATAATTATCTTCTTCATCTAATATTAATTCATCATTATCTTCTTTTATTTCTTTTTGTTTTTTTAATTTAATTTCCTTTTTTATTTCTTCCTTTAGTTCTTCCTTTGGTTCTTCCTTTGGTTCTTCCTTTGGTTCTTCCTTTAGTTCTTCCTTTGGTTCTTCATTTGGTTCTTCTTTTTCTTCTTCTATTAATTCTTCATTTGGTTCTTCCTTTAGTTCTTCCTTTGGTTCTTCATTTGGTTCTTCCTTTAGTTCTTCTTTTTCTTCTTCTATTAATTCTTTTAAATAAAGTTTTTCATTATCATCATCATCTTCATCTTCCTCTT